GTAGTGGAGTTGTGGTTACTGTTTCTAATACTGGTTCAACCAGATTAGATTCGGTGCGTTGTCCTCCTGCCAGGGAGGGTCGCGTGAAGGTATCTGAATTATTATTATTATCCAGACTTGTCATTTTATTTACATTAGTGATTAAGTCACTACTCTTTAAATTTATTTACAGTTAATTTACAAATTTATATACAATAGATAATCTATATACAGTGTTTTTATCTAAGTTTCACTTTTAGTCACTTTTCAATGTGATAGGGTATTCTCGATTCGCATCATATATTCGCTCCCATTTAGCGAATTCGAGGGTTGATCCAGGAGACAAATATTTGTCACGTAAGTATTCTGCAAAGACTACAGCTTTCTCATATTCTTCCTGACCATATTGAGTACGATGATCTACATAATTCTTCAGAGCTTCTCTCATCGTATCCTGTACTGACAACACTTCGCTTAGTTGTCCATAACACAAACTCTTTATTAGAGAATTGATATCTAAAGGCGCTAATATACATTCTTCTTTATAAATTACAAATTTACGTTTTAGGAAATCAATCTCATCATGAGTTGCAAACGGTGTAGTAAAATTTTTCTTATCTGCAGAGGTATACGTTACTCCATAGAAAGCTAAAAATGCTGCACAATTTATTTGGTTATACAAATGGCACTCTACGTTTACTGCTGCTAAGTTATCATCCCCATATGTTATTAGGTGTACCTGTTCGTTAAAATTATATTTAATATCGGGATAACAGTGGTAGAAACAATTTCTCTGGTACAAAGAATTAGCAATGCCATTTATAATGACTGTCACTCCTTGTCCCGAGGGATTTGGTCCATAAAACTGATATAGCTCCCCATCAAAGGAAACTGTAGAGCAGGCTATACATTCTTGTATACAACACATGGCTAAATAATCTTCCTGCGTAAAATTTCCATATGTCATATTCAATCTAATAAATATATACCACGCATGTCTCATAATTTGAGCTGACATTTTTGTGTCAAAAGCTTTATAATCACCGTTTAACCAGCATCCGGAAAATGCAAAAATGTAGTTATGTAACTTTAACCAGTCGGTACTGGTTGCGTTTATACCCACCGCCATTTCTGCCATAAACATATGAGAATGCATGTAACTAATTAATTCACCAAAATACTCGCGTATTAATAGGGTTAAGGTAACATTACTTCCACAAAATATTCTATACTTTCTTTCATCCACACGCTTAAATAACCGTAACTCCGGTTTTATAGATGCAGAAAAAACGAAGGGAACTACTATTCCTCGTTCCATTAAAGCTTTACAGTTATCGTATTCTTCTCGTAGTGCTGTACCTAGAGACCAGGTAATTCCATCAGGATTCAATACTAAGTGATCCACTTTTGGACCTTTATGTGGAAATCCTGCAGCTGTACTCTTCTTGACTGCATCCATAAAAGGAACACCATCTCTACCGTTAATAGCTTCATGTAACGTTAATCGGTTAAAATTTTC